TTCTTTATCTGCTTTATATTTTGTAAATAACTCAGATTCATAGACAATGCTTAAATTACCTTTACCTCTTTCTATCCCCTCTAGCTGTAGAGATAAATGATCTCCAAAAACTGATGCATAATAACCACATCCTTCATACTTTAAACATTGATAAAATTCATCACTATCTTTATAAAGCTTCAACCCTACACTTTCAAGAGAATTATCAGGTTTGCCAAATTTATTTGTTAATGCTTCTTTATATTTAAAATATTCTTTTTTACCTTTGGTGCCGTATATGTCTGATGTTATTTTTTCATTCATAATAATTTTCATTGCTCCTAAATCTTTATGAACTAATACAAAATATTCAGTAAACTTCGGCAATGTCATTGGTGGAGATTTTAAAGAATATATAGATACATTTTCATCAATTGGAGTCGGCTCTAACACAGCACCAGCTTTAGACTCCAATTCTGCTACTGTCATACCCCATTTCAACCCAAGGGGTGCATCTGGATATTGAGTTTCTGCTAAAACAAATGGGCTTATAAAAAACGATGCTACAATAAAAATTAATTTCTTCATACCATTCTCCTTAGTTTTTAGGTAATGGTATGTTATTTAAAGGATTTTGGCAAGAAAAGCCGCCACTAGGGCTGTTTGTGATGGATTTGTGATTAATCCCTGCGTGTACAGGGAACGTGATACCGAGATCTCTGTATCGCTCAATTATTGCTGTTGAGCCGATTCTTGGCAAATTGAAAGAGCTTCCTGTAGATGCCACAAAACATTTGGTATTAAAACTATTAGGTTTGGGTTTATCTCGGACTCCTGACGTAATTCAACTAATTTCATCATGCTTCCAGCCTTAATAAATTCATTATGGTCTCTAACTTTGGTTAAGCGACCATAATACTTCCCAAATAACCTTATCCAACAATCATCATGCCGATCTGTAGCGAGTATTACGCCATTTTTATCATGAAAAACTATGGAAAAAACTTTCATATGGATACCTTATTTTAGATAATAAAAAACCCTCTAAGAGGGTTTGAATTGCTTTAAATGGTGTAATATTTAGTTAACATATCATATAGCGTAATGATTTCTTTTATCTTTTTGATACTTTCTTTATCGACCTGTTTATCTTTATTGTAATTAGAGCCATAGAATCTTACAGTCGCTTCTTCATTTTCATCTAACAATCTAATGCTATCCAAATCTTCTTTGGGACATGCGAAGTTATACCATTCAACAACGACTGATCTGCTGTCTCTTTTAAATTGAACATTATTGCGAGATAGTCTTTTTCCATTTTGAAAAACAACAAAACTATCTGCAAAAACCCAGTTTGAGCCACCATACGTCACCTTAGCAACTGGCATTATTTTTTTTGTGCCAAAAATTTTTAAAAACAGTTCTAGCGGTGAGTTACCACCCATGGAAATTTGATAAAAATCATCTATATCATCGTAATAGAGATAAATGCCGCCTCCCTTTAATGTGTTTATTAAGAGTTTTACATCAGTTTCATCAGTTATATTTTTAATAAAGTTTTGTAATACTTTAAAATCATTCCATCTTAAAGTTAATCCATTAGATAATGTAACATTATAAATGCCATCCTTGCCTGCTGTTGCTGCTTGGACAGAAATATCACTTATATTATGAAGTTTTATTTTCTTTGTTCCTTCGACATTATTTTTTACTTTCTCATATTCCCCCATACTAATCAAATATTCTTCCGATTCATACTTTGGTTCAGATGTTCCGAATGAAGTTTTATCTAAATAAAAAACATCTCCATTTTTCAAAACAATCTTTTTATAAGAATCGTAATTAGTTTTAATTATTTTATCAACATACCCAACCATGCCTTTATATTTTTCGATGGGTAAAAATTTGGATGTTCCAACCTCTGGGGCTGTATGTACTTGTATACGAGCTACTGGAGCATATTCGTTAATAATAAATAATTCTTTCCCATCGGGCTTAAATTTTTCTTTTTTCCCAGCAGCCTCTGAGATAAATGAAATAAAACACAGAAAAAAAATTAAATAACATAAAATCTTTTTCATACCATCTCCTTTTTTGGGTAATGGTATGAAATTTCGATAATTAAATCAACGACGATTTAACAATCCGCCGGGTCGTTGTTCTTTTTGTATCTGTGCTCGTATCGCTTGCTCGATGTTTTTAGCTAATTGCTGTCCGTCCTGCTCTGACATTCCGCCGCTATCACCTACATTTACAGGCATATTTATAGTAAGGCTAACACTGGAGCCGCCTTTTCCTGATGTGATTTGGCGGTTGCTTAAAACTCGCCCATTTTCACCCGGAATTAAGTATTGTCGTCCGCCTTGCATCAATATCTCTGGTTTACCACCCTCACCAACTCGATACATTTTACTGCCGTCAACTGGACCACCGTTTTTACGTGCACCTGCTATACCCAACGCTTTCATTGAGCCAATAGCTGTTGCATATGCCTCTGCGCCCATCGCTGCTGCTGCGCCCTGCGTGGCAATAGATGCGTTCATTGCCGCCGGTTCATATGCTAAAGCTAATGCTTCAGCTTCAAGTACTTGAGCTGCTGTCGTTTTAGCTACAATTGCGTTCTTGACGTATTGCATGCCCATTTGAACCAGCGAGCCTATTGCCTCATTCAAAATCACATTAGCAAAGTTCTGCATTGCTTGCGTTGCTGTCATGGTGCCTGATGCTAAACCTGATATTGTGCTTGTCGCACTGCTTGCTAAGCCTTCCAGTGATGACGCCAAAAACTCGTTAGCATCACTTTGATTTCGCCAAATTTCCCATTGAGCATTGATTCTATTCTGCTCGAATTGACGATTAGCTTCCTCTCTAAGTTCAATAGCTCTTTGCTCAGTAAGCCATTTTTGATTTTCAAATTCTTGGATTAATGCTAACTTTCGTGCGTTTTCATTTTGAAGCGCTTGCACAGGGTCAACTTGAGCTACTGCATCATCGACTTTAGATACTGCCGCATCAGATTTTATTTTTGCTAAATTGATTTGATGTTGTTCTTCGAGCTGTTCGAGTTTTGAATAATATTCAGCTTGTTTTAGCTCGCCTAGTTGATGAAGTTTATCGAGTGATTCTTTAGATTGTTTGAAAGAATCATTTTCAGCGTCAATTGGGCTTTTTAGAGAACCTAAGGCTTTATATGCTTGCGATGCTTCAATTAGCTTTTTCAGCTCTTCAGTTTGTTCTGCCGTAACTTTGCTACCCATTTTTTGAGTGATTGATAGCAATTCAGCTTCAACAGTAAGTCCTTTTGCCTCAAGTTTCGCAACCTCAAGCTTGTCTTTCAGTTCTTTTACTTCTTCCGCATAAGTTCTTGTTGTGCCTCGTCCACTTTTTTTACTAGCATTTAGCTTTTCGTTTTCGTCATAAATTTTACCAAGAGTATCAAATAATGGTTGTAGCACTTTTCGAACTTCTTCAGATACTTCTGACCATTTTTTTGTTTTATCGATTAACCCCAGAATTGTTGTTTTATACTGTTCGCCAACATCGCCTAGCTCATTTAACGCATTTTCATATATGTACGCTGCTTTTTTCGCTCCTTTGGTTTTCATTTGAACTATTTCGAGTTGCGTAGAAAGCGCTTTAACTTTATCGTCAACTTTGTTTTTGCCAAGTTTTTCTAACACTTTAGCAAAGCCGTCAACGTCAGTAGCCGCTTGCTCTGATGATGATGATAATTCTTCATTAACTCCGTTAAGTGATTGTATTTGCCTCTCTAGCTCATTTGCACCTTGTTTCATGTCCGCCAAGTTTCCGCGTGCGATACTTAATTTTTCGTTTAATTCATCTAGAGTATAGAGTTCAAACCCGTTTTCACCGTAATGCTCTAAATTTGTCAGAATCGCAGTAATCCGACCCTCTTCTTCTTTTATTTCTTTAACTTGCTCCGATAATTTAATGTTTAATTTTGTAAGCGCAGCCTCTCTTTGCTCTTTATTCATCTTTTTGAATTCTTCGGTTAAATCTTTTATGTAATCTTTAAGATTAACCGCAGCTTCTCTCGCTTCATTTGCTTTGCTCGCCCAAGTCATTAATGCGCCAGCCGCTAAAATTAATATACCTGCTGGGCCGCCTAGCATTGACATTGTAGCTTGCAATCCTTTAGTGGCAAAAGACGTAGCTTTCACTGCTACACTAAGTCTTGCTTGCGCGGCCGTATGCTCATTTGTAGTAGTGACAAGCTGTTTCTCAACTACGGCAAGCTGTTTATTTAATGCAGTTTGTGCTTTTAAATTATTACATTGCGCTTGTGCCATGATAATATTTTGTCGCTGAATTTGCAGTGCTTTGACGTTTTGGCTGGTTCTTTCAACTTCCGCTTGTAATAAAACTTTCTCAGCTTGAGCTTGACGCATATCAGCAAGGTTTTTTCTACACTTTGTTTGGTAGCGCTTGCTAATGAAGTGATATATTTCCCGGCATAAATCGCTGCCAGTGCGCCAACTCCTGTCATTAGTATATCGACATGTTGAGACATCAAAATCAGCGAATCAACTAAAACTTTGGTTGCGCCAGTTGAGTTATTTAGCTCGCCGAAATATTTTTTTAGATTATTGGTTACACGATTGATCCCGTCCTGTACAGTATTTCGCATATTATCAGCAAGTTCGGCGGTTTCTTCTTGTGCTGCAATCATTGCTTCGGTAAAAAAAACGAGGAGTTAAAGTAAAAGGTTTCAAACTACACGTTGACGATATCGCATTAATTGAACAAGCGAGTAAAAACCTAAATATACCACAAGCCCAACTTATTATTGATGCAATTAAATTCTATCTTGAAAATAAAAAAGCCTCATAAGAGGCTTAATTTTTAAATTTTCAAAGAAGGTAATAATTTTTTAAAATAACTATTTTTAATTTCTAAAAACTCTTCTTTATCTTTTTTTCTTATAATGAGACTACAAAAATAAACAGCTTGAACCACCAAAAGAAGAAAAAACACAGACAATATTGAAATTTGAATTATTGATAAAGGGTTACGAAAAAAGCATAAATATAAAAATAATAAAGCTTGAGTAAAAAACAGTATTGCAAAAGAAGCATAGAAAATATTATCAATTAAAATCGTTTTATTACATAATTTAATCTCATTATTCTCAATACGAATATGGCTATAAAATTTTTTAAAATGTGATGGCGAAATTTTATTTTTTGTAATAAAAGTTAACTGAGCAAAAAACAAAGATAGACGTCTATTTTTACATTTAGTTAAACGCATTATATCTGCAATTTCTTTTTCCTTTGAATAGATTTCGTTATATTGTTTACTTTCTAATAAATTGGTATTTGAAACCTGCACTGAATTTACTTGTTTTTTGAATGTATTAAACGATTTAGGAAGGGACAGCATAAGCTTTAGTATGTAAATCAACATGATTAACGCAATAAGTAAACAGAAAGTAATCGAGAAAAAAGTTTTTGGACCTGCTGGAAGGTAATAAAACACATAATTTAATGTGTTTTCACTGACTATATTAATTAAATCTTTCATTGCTATTCTCTTGTTCATGAAAAAGGAAACAATAGAATAGTATAATTGCAAAAAAAACCCAATTAATAATCAGGCTTTTTATTCTATGCGCTTTAAACCGCATTTTGTACCAATTATATATGCGCATTTGCGCAAAGTCCAGCATTTTAATAACACTTTTTTGAATTTTATGCCGCTTTTTTGAAAAAATCGTAAATATTGCCTCTTATAAACATTTCGGCTTGGTTTAATAAATTAATAATATCGTGAGGTCTTTTGCCTACAGCTTTAGCTTGAGCATTACACGAAACATCACGCAAATAGTACGCAGTTAATACAATCCACTGGGAATAATTATCTAATTTAAGTTTGAGAACTGCATTATCAACAATCTGCGCCTCTTCTTCGGTTAAATACTGGCGATAATCAAAATCCCTAGGTGCACCTTCAATGCCAGCAGATTTCGACGGATACTCAGTTCCCATCCTTTTTAAAATGCGTGTGTTCTTCCACGCTGTCAGAATATCTTTAGTTTCTCTCACTATGCACCTCGTTTCAATTCTTTCAGTTTTAATTGGTATTTAGCTCTAATATCTTTTATTTGCTCAATAGTGTATTTTTTCGGTTCGTGATAACCCTCTAACCACTCAACTTTTTCTACACCTATTTTTTTCACTAAATTAATTCTGTATTCAACTATGTTGCCTGATTTATGGTTATTGCACGCCGAGCATTGTTTATGTACGTTTAACTCACAGAAACGTGACTCTGGACATACCCCAACACTCCGATAATGCCCTGCGTGATATTGCCCGCTATGATACCGTCCACAACTAATGCACGGCTCGTTTTTATCTCTTTCTCGAATAAATGCATTAAATGCTGTTTGCGCATCTCTTAAATGCTCTGAGCGTGTTTTAATCCTTTCTTTTGCAATGTTATGTAATGCTCTTCGAGTACGCTCTTGAACTTTGTTATCTTTTGCATACTGAATAGCACAATCAACCGAACATACTTGAGCAAGCGAGTTAAATAGCGCAAATTTTCTGCCACAGCTTTTACATTTTTTTTGCTTTATTTCTCTCTTCATCGTCTGAACTTCGTTTTATTCATATAAAACTTACCACAAGACCCTTTTACTTCGCCGTTAACGCCGATTAGCGGTCTATTGCAAACAAAAAAATCCAAATCAACGTTATACAAGCACTCCCCGCCACATTCTGGACATTTAAAATCAGTTTTGGTTAATTTGTGTTTCTTCGGCATTGTCGTTAACCTTGTTTAAATTATGCTGATTAATGTATTCTCTGCGTTGTTCTCTAACTATTGCGATTGCTCGTTCTAACTCTTGTTCTTTATCGTCGTATAGTTTCAGTTGTTCTTTGTGTTTGTTGTTCATCATGCCACCTGTTGCATTTTTAATTTTTGATATTCGCTGTCACTCGGTATTCTCAATCTAAACCCGTTCTGACTAGCCCAAGTTTCAATTTGTTGTAGGTAAAAATGCATTTCCCCTGTATCAAGTTCTGATGTTTTTCTTAATTGCTGTTTAACTGTTATCTCACCTGTTAATAGATTTTTATGCTCGACATTTTCGTAACCTAAAAATGTTTCTTTTAAATCGTGCTTAACACTTTCCATGCTGTAGTTATTAGTTTTTGTTTTAACGTTCGCCTGTTTGGCTAAATCGTCATACCACATGTGAGATAGCGAGTTCTGATCGATAGTGCGCTTATCTTTCCAAATTTTTATAATCAGTCTGTATCGTTTGCCGCTTTTAGCTAACTCTAATAGCGTATTTACAATCGATTTGATATTACTTTCGTGTAGACAAAGATCATCCATTGTTATTACCTAATAGCTCTTCCTGAATTTTTTCAATCTTTATTGCCGCATTATTCATAATTGCTAGTTTTAAAAACTCCTCTCGTTCAGCTTCATTTAATCCCATTTGCTCAATAAATTTATTGGCAACATTTCGAGTGATTGGTTTTTGTCTTCGTTCAATGAATGATATCGTTGCAACACTAACCTCTAATATTTCAGCAAGCCCAGCTTGAGAAAGCCCTAACTCAACTCGAACTTTAGCTAAATATTTGCCAAGTTTTCCCTTTTTTCTCGCTATACGAGGTAACAACCATCCGTTAGATATCAATACGTCGTTATTTTCCATGTCGTTACTCATTTCGTTACTCTCCAGATAACAAATGCCCAAAAAACTAATAGCGCTATATAAAATATTGTTTTATCACTCATACTAAACCTTCACACACTGAAAATTGCGGACCAGAACGTTGACTTTTTCTTTCATGAAACCAACTTTAATCACACCGTACATTTTTATTAACTCCGCCTCGGTCATTTTTGATTTGGTAATTAATTTGATTACCCCCCCACTCCTGCCAACCTTTTTTTACTTCTGCTGTTATTTTGTAAGCCATTTCTGTATCAACTCCCTCAATTTTTCTCTTTCTTCATCAGTAAATTTCTTTGCTCGTTCTGCTAACTCATATTTAACTTTTGCTACATTTGCGCCACGTTTTCTGATTTCTGTCACATAGTCATATGCTATTTTGTCCAACATGTGACCCTGTCCTAGTAGGCAGTGGTTAACTCGACATGACATGACCAAAACCAAATTTTTGTTTTATTTCGTAAAGCTTTGATAATTGTCTCTCACGAGATAACGGTTTTCCTTGAACTGTTTTAGGCAGTGCCTTATTCGGTGTTGGGATTACCCATCCTGTCATTATTTTTTTTGCCATTTCGCTAATCATTCTTTCCGCTCTGATTAACAATTTTTCTTTTCCCAAATTTTCATCCAGCATTAATCGGTGGAGATCGTTTATTAACCAGTAATTAGCAGCGCTTCCGTAATCGTAATTGCAAAAATCATCAAAACCCTTGTATTTACCGAATTCAATAACCGCCTTAGTTAAATTTTCTGCGGTTGGTAATCTGTATTGTTCAGCTAGCCCTTTTTCACACCATCCGATAAACTGCCCTACCGATGGCATAAACGGGTTATTTTGCTGTCTGGCTATACGCATACCTGCATTAATCATTGCTGGATTAATTCCGTTTTCAATAAAACCAATTATCCACTGCCGTTTAATTGCGTTCTCGTCGTTATGATTTAGAGTGTGGAACATCGCCGGACATGCGGCTCTCAGCTGACTAAATAATTTATTTACAACCTCCGCAACTAGTTCTTTCTGCTGTTGTTGTTTTTGATTATCAACGGTATTCACAATGTTGATTTGCGGGACTAATGCAGCAATATTTTTCATCAGAACATTTCTCCATCAAGGTTGTTTATCCATGACGTATCGTCAGTTGCATGGTTGCGAGCAGCAATATTATTTTTGATGGGAAACAGACCCTGCCAACCGTTCATAATCGATTGGTTAATCATCAATTCCGGGTTTTCTTGCGTCTCCAGCATTTGAGATTGTTTCACCCACGATTGAGGTTGTAGTTTTTTGCCTAACGAATTTCTGTAATCAATCCAGTTTTTCCAAACGTCAATACTCACGTTTTTTGGCTGGACAGTCATAGGGTCAAAATCACTAGTTATTTTTTTTGTAATATTGTTTTTAATAGTGTCTTTTGTAGAGTGACATTTTTTGTTACTGGTTCGGACGATTCAAAAACTAGTGAATATTCAGTTATTCCACCATTATTTTTAATGGCATTAATTAATCCTAAATTAGCTAATTCAGTTAGCGCCGTGTAAATAGTTCGTCTATCTCTGATTCCTAAATAATTCATAAACTGTGACGCACTGATTTTGTCGCTATTTTTACCCCAGCCAGTAGTTTTACGAGTTATTAGGAGATAACAGCGCAATGCATTGGCTGACATTTTAGCCATTAACTCATCAACTACAGCATTAGGAACCTGAAACGAATTAGCTATAAACTGACTCATTAATCACCTCTCATTGAATATTCAGCGTACTGAACGCCATTCTCATGGACTAAACGGCTATCAATATCAAAACCAGCCTGTTTCAGGTCGTAGATACGCGCGCCTAATCTAAAACAGCCGTATAGATTCAACGCCTGCAATGGATTAATTGTTTTACCACTCTGCAAATGAATTAATCTCCGCTCGCATTGGCTCAGTGTTTTTTTGTTTTTTTGTTTTTTAGCATATTCATGATTACCTAATGATTAGAAGTTCCGTAATACAACCATTCAACAGAGCAATTCAAAGCTTTAGCTATCTCAACAATATTTCTTGGCTTTTCAATGTTCCCAGCTTCTAAATCGCTAATTGATTGTTGTTTCATTCCGACTAATTTAGCCAGTGATGCTTGGCTAATATTAAGTTCGATTCGTTTATTTTTAACTCGTTCACCTATTGTCATTAAAACCTCTGCAAAGATTACAGTTATAACTGTATTAAATAACAGTTTATACTGTTTATCAATTACAGATTTATCTGTATTATTTTATTAATCACAAAAGGAGAATTTTCAAATGAACAATCTCGGTCAAAGAATTAGAGCCAGACGTGAAGAATTGGGATTAACTCAAGAACAAGTTGCGGAACAAGTAGGAATTAAACAACAATCCTACCAAGCTATAGAAAGCGGTGGTGTAAAAAAACCACGCCATTTATACGAAATTTCAGTGACTTTAAAATGTGATATGGCATGGTTATTAAGTGGAAAAGAAAAGGACGTAATAAACGTAGAAAAAATAGAAATTCACGCCCATCAAGTCCCATTAATAAGCTACGTGCAAGCAGGAGTATGGACAGAGTCGTGTGAACTTAGAGATTCAACTGGATTTGAATATATTATGACATCATTAGAATTATCAAATAAAGCATTTGCACTAAAAATAAAAGGCGATTCAATGGAGCCAGAATTTAAAGAAGGTGATGTTGTTATTATCGATCCTGCGATAAAACCATTTCCAGGTGAATTTGTGGTAGCTGTAAATGGAGATGAAGAGGCAACTTTTAAAAAGTACCGTGAATTAGGATATGATGAGCATGAAAGAATGCAGTTTGAACTCATACCACTCAATCCAGATTACACAACCATGAGCACATTAAAGCAACAGATTAGAATAATTGGTACCATGGTTGAGCACAGAATTTTTAGAAGAAAAAGGTAATTAACATGGCTGTTAAATTTAGAAAAAGAATAAAAATAATACCTGGTGTAAATATAAATTTAAGTTCTAAAGGAGCTAGCGTTAGTCTTGGAGGACGTGGAGCATCAATTAATATAGGAAAAAAAGGTATTTATGGCAATTTAAGTTTACCAGGTAGCGGATTATCATATCGCACAAAGTTATCCAGTAACGAGCGAAAAAATGCTATAGATTTGGCTCAAAATTCAATAAACGAATCCATTACTATAAGAGTAAGAATAAATGATGATGGAACAATTGAATATTTAAATTCAAATGATGACAGCTATTTACCAAATAATATTGTTGCAAGTTTTAAAAAAAATAATAAGGAAACCCTAATATCAATGTTCAAAGAAGCCTGTCAAAAATTTAATGACGGCTTAGAACAGCTTGATAAGATACACTTAACAGCATTACCTCCATCTGATACCAGAATTTACCATGTAAAAACGTTTTCATCCCCACCACCTAAAAAACAGTTAAGACAGCCAACATTATTAAGTAAAATATTACCATTTGTCGAGAAAAAACGGTTAAAAATTAATGATAGTTTAGAATCAGAATATATAAAAAAACTAAATATTTGGAATACAAATAAAGAAGAATTTGAAAAAAATGAAGAAATCATTGCAAATAAGATAAACATTCTCTTAGCTTCTGGTGATGAAGATACTGTAAATTCAGAACTTGTTACTTTATTATCAAATATACATTTTCCTAAAGAGACAAATGTTAATTTTGAATTAAATCAGAATAATTTAATCCTGGATATTGATTTGCCTGAAATCGAAGATATTCCTGATAAAAAATATACCGCTTCTGAAAGCAGTTTAAGAATTTCAGTTAAAACTATTTCTGATACAGAGAAAAGAAAAATTTATATGACCCATATTCATTCAATAATTTTTAGAATTATTGCTGATGTATTTGGTTTAATTCCTACTATTGAAAAAATTACTCTTTCAGCATATTCACAAAGGCCAAACGTTCAAACAGGTGAAATTGAAGATCAATATCTTGTAAGTGTTAACGTTGAAAAATCATCATGGAAATCAATTAATTTTAACAACATTGAAAATATAAATGTTGTAGAGTGCTTTGAACAATTTGAATTAGTCCGTAATATGACTAAAACAGGTTTATTCAAGCCAATAATACCATTTGCAACTTTAAACAAAGATAATGATGAAATTGAAGAAGATTTAATAAATAAATTCCAACTTTCTGATAATGATGAAAATTTAAATTCACAACTATTAGAACCTCAAGATCAAGTTAAAAAATTAATTCATCCTAACAAATGGTTGATTATAGGAATAACCTTATTTCCTTATATTTTCTCATGGTTTACTTTAAACAAAGGATATTCAAATTTAGTAAGATTAATTAGCTTTATATGGATGATTGTTTTTATCGCTATATGTATTTCAGACTAATTAGTTGAACTTAAATTGCAAACCGCTTCGGCGGTTTTTGTTTAATTATATAAATAATGTTATAAAACATAGAAATATTGAGTAAATTAAATTTTTATGTTTCATAAAAATTTAAGATAGTATATCATAATTGATATAATCAGTTGATCTAATAATTCATTTAAAATGATACTGCAACTATCACTTAAGAGAAATAAACTCATATGAAGTTTAATGTTAACATAAAAAACTTTGGCAAAATTCAAAACGCAAACATAGTACTAAGTAATTTTACTGTTATAGCAGGGAAAAATGGATGCGGAAAAAGTTTTGTAACTAGGGCTTTTTATAGTTTCTTTAATACAATAAATAAAGATCATTTGACAAAAGATTTATTAAAATATATTGGAGAAACTGACTATTTCTTAAATGACATATTATCAAATAAAACACTCAATAAAAAAGAAATTTTATCCCTAACATTAATGAAACAATCAATTGATGATTGTGTTAATTTTATACAAAGCAATATTAATGCTCATTATTTAACAGAACAATTCTTGCTAAAAAAACAAATAGAAGAAAAATTAGATAACATAATAAATAATTTCAATGATTTTAAACAAGAGCTTGGTAATAAGAAAAAAAAGAGTTCTTTCGTTAGAGAATTAGATGTATTAGAGCATATCATTTTCAATTTAACTAATTTAGCTAAAAATCCCGAACAAAATATAGCAAAATCAATTGAACAAGATCTTAGATTTGAATTGCAAGAAAATTTTCAACTTTCTAAATTATCCCAATTAGTTAATTATCATAACAATAAAGAATTTTCTTTTGATTTTGAAAAACTAGGCACAATAAGTGTGCAATTTAATAAAGAAAAAGCACAAGACCAAATTGCATTTCAACTGAATCGTTCTAGTATAGATGAGTTTCAACAACTCAACAATATTGTATATATAGAATCCCCTATATTTTGGAAAATACGGCCTGCTTTAAATTTAATTAAAAGAAACCAATTGATTAATAGGTCTATTCGTTCTAAATTTTTTCAAAAAGAATTACTAGGAATTCCCAAATACTTCTTTGATTTATCAAATTTATTAGAGGTTAATTATACATTATCACCTATAGTTTCTAAATTTGAAAAAATATCTTCTAACCTAAAAAGCGCAATTGGTGGAAAATTTGACATATCTGAAAGTGGGGATATCTTTTTTAAAGAAGAAAATTGCAAAAACACAGCTTTTTCACTTTATCTAACTTCTACAGGAACGACAAACTTGGGAATGTTATCTTTATTGTTAGATAAAGGTATTATTTCTGATGGTAGCTATTTATTTATTGATGAACCTGAAATTAATCTGCACCCGAATTGGCAAAAAATAATGGTTGAATGTTTATTAGAATTATCAAAATTAAACGTTCACGTTGTAATAGCTACTCATAGTATTGATATGATTAAGTGTATCGAATTGTTAATTAATAAAAATCAAGATTTAGTAAACAATGAACATTTTGCAATTAATCAACTATCATCCGAAGGAAGTTCGATCAATGCTGAAGAAAGTATATCCAACAAAATTACAGCAATAAAAGATGATTTAGGTGAATCTTTTTTACAGATGTTTTTAGAAGAAAATGGCTAAAATTGAATTAAATAATTTTTTTAAAAAAATAGATCCAGAATTTAGAGATATAACAGAGGAATTGCTAGAACGATTACCTAATGGTTATTTGCTTGATAATGATAATGGGTTAAAAAAACATTGTAATTGTGATAATTTAAAGTCTGTTGATTTTCTATTAGAAAAAGATGAAAATCTATATTTTACCGAATTCAGTGATTTAAATTCTGAAGATAGAAATATTAGAGAGAAAATAAAACAACAGATTAATTGTTGTGAACAAGCAAAATCTTGTCCAGTTAAAGGAGACTATCCCAAGCTACTTCAGAATATTAAAGTAAATGATTTTGCTTTAAAATACAAAGATACTTTATTATTATTACTCTCAATTAAAAACGATCTGGAACCTAAAACCATATTTCATGAAAATACAGATAAATGGCATTTTTTAATAGTTTATAATAAAAAACCTAATCTTGATCTTGTAAGATACTTAGATTTATTAAAATCGAATATAAAATCTTCATTACCTACAAGATTATTGAATAAAGATAACTTTAAAATTCAAAATTTAGATAACTTCATCAATAATTTTTAGTCCGTGTATTTACAATAGTCTAGTTGAAGCTGCTTAGTTCATTCGAGATAAAATAAAGCCCCTTCTGGGGCTTTTTTCACGCCTAAAATCCCCACCACAACTTTAAAACACCTTTCTGATTAAAAAATAATCAGTTAGATTAATTACAGCCAAAAATACAGTTTTATCTGTTTATATCAAACAGTTTTAACTGTAATATTAATACATCAAAACAAATCAACCTACTAACCAATTAGCAATACTACGAGTTACTAATTAGGTAGCAAGATTCAAGTAGACAGTTCTAGTCATATGAAAGTTAGAACGGTTTTGGATAAAAATCACATAAGTGATAGCTCTTTAAAAATTAGCAAAGACGGACTTAGTTAGCTGGTAATAGTGTTAGCGTCACTGTTATTACTGTTTAGACCCGAGCATACAAAATTGCCCGAACTTACCAAGAAGACCTTTTGGTAACTTACGGAAAAAGGCAACACTGGCAAAAGGTTAACTAAGATGAAGTGAATGGATTGCCTAAATATTGTTTTTATAAAAATGTAATCTACAGATTTGATAATTACGTTGCAGAGGAGTGCTGCTATGGTAATAAATTCATTAGAAATTCCGATAGCTCTATTGATTTTGTCAGCATGTTTTATAACGGTGGAACAAATTTTTATGAGGAGCTGAAAAACGGGTTTGATGAATTATTGAACAAGGAAAACAAATATGAAAATTGATAAAGGGCTTAATACAGAGAGTACTATGTTTTATGACCTACAAGCAGGTGAAACATTTATATATGAAAATGATAACTATATCAAAGCGATTGACAAAAACAATTCATACTATGCGATAAGACTCAGAGATGGGCATTGTTATATCAATATGGATTATCAAATGAGAGTCCCTAAAATAAAAACAAAAATCGTGCTAGATAACGACTAACCCACCCTAACCTATCCAAATCAAGGAAAAATTATGACACAACCAACGCTAGAACAATTTTTAAATGACGTTAAAAATCGAAGAGTATTAAACAATATCCCCATCACTGAGGGGGATAACTCTAATGAATTAACGCCAAAATTCTAAGGAAATCAAATGAAAAAACGTAGAGCGGTAACAATCAGCGTAACTCAGGCTGAATATGATTCTATCTGTACCGCGTTTGGAGAGTATTTTAATAAATGCGAGGGCGCTGATGATGATGTTTTTGTAGAAGACGCTAATCGGGACGGAAATAATTTTAAAACGTTCCAAAAAAAATATAAAAGAGCGTGTCAAAGACAGCTAGTAAAAGACACTGTTAAAAAAGCACTAGCTACACAAAAAAGCAAAGAGAGATAATTGTTATTGCTGAGTGTTATTTGTTGATGAGAGAGAATCAGAGGTAATTATGGAAAAAATTATTTTAACAAAAGCAGTATCGTTGCAAGGCGTAAAATCTATAACAAGCTTTAGCCGAGCAACAATATATAAAAAAATACAAACAGAAAACTTCCCAAAACCAATAAAAATATCAGCCAAAATGGTCGTCTGGGAAGAAGCTCAAGTAAAAAATTGATTGCAAGAAAAGGCTAACTCGTATATTCAATAGTCCACTTATCTATCATATCAGCCCAATCTTGCAATAATTTTCGCCGTTGCTCTGAGTATTCAGCTTTATTGTAAACAGCTCTAACACCTCGTTGCTCATGAGCTAAAGCCTTTTCTATCCAGTCCGAATTGTAACCGGCCTCGTGTAAGTGAGTTGATGCAGTTCTTCTCATATCATGCACAGTAAAATCACCGAGATTAAAACCGTTTTTTTGGGCTAATTGAATAGTGTGTGTGCATGCTCTGTTTATTGATGATTTAGATATATTCCCGTACTTTGATTGCCCAAAGCTTGGTAAAACAAATGGCGATTCGCTTGATAATATCTTTAGTTGCATAAATAAATCAATAGCTTGCTTAGATAAATAAACAACATGAGGCCTACCTGCCCCCTGCCGGCTCGCTTTCATGCGTTCGGCAGGGATTGTCCATTCCGCATTTTTAAAATCTATTTCATCCCACGTCGCATCAACTATTCCGCTTTTTCTTGTCATTGTTAGCATAATTAGCTTTAATGCGATCTTTAATTGAAGAGACGTTTTGCTAATTTTCAATGTGTTAAAAAATATACCCACTTCTTGCTTTGTTAACGCTCTGTCTCTTGGCGCGAAAGTCGCTATTGAAGCTCCTTTTACATAATCAGCCGGGTTTTCATAATTAGCCCCTCTTGCTTTCGCATACGTAAAAACCATCCCCACAATATCACGTGTTCTTACTGCCGTTACAGGCGCGCGTTCTTTGATTTTCTCACAATATTGCCTCAACAT